TCAAGCACTGGACGATGCGCTGGCCGATACGTTGACCCGCTGCGGCATGATGCCGATGATGTCGGCTGGATGGTGAACCACACTCCGCTTCTGAGCAGAAGAACGGGAGCTGGGCACGAAGTCGATCGTAACATACGACTTGTGCCCGGCTTCCGCTTCGTTGAGAAACTTCACGCCTGTCGCCTCCCGTGGATTAGACAACTGAAGATCCGCGATGAAAATGACGAGACGTTTATGATCGCCGACTTCCTTGGGCACCGTAGCTGCCTGATCGCCTTTCATCCATATCGCCACGGTAAACGGAAAGGCCGCTGATTTCGGTACCGAAATCAGCGGCCATATAACCACGTTCGTAGCGGGGCATGGATTTGAACCATGTTCCTCTGGGAACATGGTTGCCCAGAGGAACATGGTTCAAATCCATGACGGCCGATTATCGGCGTTTATTCTAGCTGCGTGACCGGTCTTGTGGTGTGATGGTGCGCCATGGGTATGAAACGAACGCCACCGCCGGCGTCATGGGCGGAAGACATCAATGATTGGCTTGAATCTCTGAAGGCGGCCGGTCTCAGCGATGAGACGGTGCGTTGCCGGCGCTGCAAGATGACCAAGGCCGCACGTGACCTGGCAAAGACGCCTTTGGAAGTCACGGCCGAAGACATGGTGCATTGGATGGCGGCGCAGAAATGGAAACCGGAAAGCCGCAAGGGGTACAGAAACACGCTGAGCAGCTTCTACGGGTGGATGCACGCCACCGGACGGCGTGGCGACGATCCGAGCGAAGAACTGCCGAAAATCAAACGACCGAAACCAAAGCCGAGGCCGTGCCCAGACAAGTACATCATCGCCGCTCTGCACAAGGCCACCGAGCGTGAGCGGGTCATGGTCAGACTGGCGGCGGAGTGCGGATTGAGGCGCGGCGAGATAGCGAAGGTGCACAGCCGCGACGTGATGGACGACCTTTTAGGCAAATCGCTGATAATCACCGGCAAGGGCGACAAGCAGCGTATCGTGCCGCTGCCGGACGATCTGGCCGATTACATCGAGCATTGCGGCGGCTGGCTGCTTCCCGGACGCTGGGGCGGGCATGTCGAACAGAGCTATGTGAACCGTCATATCTCGAAGCTGCTGCCGGCCGGCTGGGGGTGCCATAGCCTGCGACACAGGTACGCCACGAAGACCTATGAGCAGACGCACGACCTGTTCCTGGTCGCGCGTCTGCTCGGGCATGCGTCGGTCGAGACCACGCAGATATACGTGGCCATGCCTGACTCGCGACTGCGTGAGGCGCTGGACGCGGTTATCCTGGGAGCCTAGCTTTGCGTCTGCGGCTGTGGCCGCCACGCTGCTCAAACAGGCCTAAATTTCAGGCGATGCGTTTCATGGCTTCGATGAGGCGGGTGGCCCAGGGTGCGGTCTTGCTGCCGAACTTGAAGCACGGTATCGTGCTGCCTGTGGCCTGCTTGTAGGCGTTCTGGATGGCGGTCACCTCGTCGGGGTGGCTGAGGTTGTGGATGTGGGAGCCGTCCCAGTAGACCAGTCGGTTTTCGTCGTTTGGTTGGATGATTGCGGCAACCATTTCTAAGTCTCCTTCGGTGTAGTCCGGCGAGCCGGTCGCCAGAATGTTGTTGGCCTGGTCGATGATTTCCTGCCAGCGCAGGGGGTTCGGGCATTTGTCCGGGCAGGCCGGGTGCGTGTAGGGGTAGATTTCGCGGTGCAGTCTGACGTTCTGGCCGTGCACGAGCCGTTTCCAGCCGTATCGTCGAGCGATGTCGGCGCACAGGCGGGCCGATGCGGCAACGCAGGCGTCGGTGTTGGCCGCGAGGGAATAGCCGCCCTCGTGCTCGATGCTGATGCTGGCGCTGTTGCCGTAGCTGCCGTTGCCGTCGCACCACGCGGTGTTCGACTCGTCCACGTACTGGTGAACCTCGCCGGCCGGCCCGACGCCGTATGTGCTCGAAGCCTGATAGTCGGGGCGTTGGAATATCCGGTCGGTGCCGGCCAGGTATCCGGCCATGATATGCATGGTGATGTATTGCACGCTTTGGGCGCGGCCCGCCGTGTAGTTCGACGAGCCCACCCATAGCGCGCCGGCGTATCCGGTCACTGGTCCTCCTTGTGCAGGTCGGCGAGCCATGCGGCGGTGAGCACCTTCAGTTCGCCGTCCGTCAGTCCCTCGGTAGCCGGTGTCGTGGAGGCTTCGGCGTTCCGCTGCGCGGCCACGGCGGTCTCGCTGTGGTCGGCCGTGGTGATCTGTTTCGCGGCGGCCTTCTCCCGCACGGTCACGTCGTGACCTATGGCGGCCTGCGGCGTGATGACGTTATGACGCCACCACGTCCACAGCGTCACAGCGAACGCGAGCACGGCGCTCACCGCTGTACCCGCCTGGCTGTCCGTGAACGGCAGCGGGTTTATGCCGGCCAGTGCGAGTGCCGCGTTGGTGGTGGTGACCAACGACGCGGCCAGCACGCCGACGCTCTTGATTCGTTCCGTGGTCAACTGTTTCATTGTTTTTCCTTTCATTGGTGGTTAATCATGGTCGAACAGTCCGTCTGGTGGTTCCGGCGGCGGTGGCGGCGAGCGGCGGTAGATGGCGTCCACCAGTTCGCGGTTCCACTGCCACAGCAGGGCGTTGTCTGTCTGCATCTGCTGGGCGAGCCGGTACGCCTCCATGCGGTCGCGTGCGGCGGTCACGAGCTGCTGGGCGAACGCGCCCAGCACGGCCGCGACGACGCCGACGATGGCTGTCAACAGGTCCTCGTTCATATAATCCTTTCGTTGGGCTATGGATCACAGGGTTATTGGTCCACCGGCTCCTCTGTCCTGCGCGGCCACGGCGTCGTCTATGCGACGCTGTGGACCGACGCGCAGTTCCAGGAACGATTCGGACGGGCATGGGACAACGAAGTGTTCGTGGGCGTCACGAACGGGGATGCCGCCGCCGGACTCTCCGAGGGGCTGACCACGCGCCATACCGAGAATCGTCTGGACGTAATGTCTCCCACCGCGTTCACGGGCAACGTGCGCGTGAACTGGATCGTCGCGTGGGGCAAAAGCGTCAGCTGAATGTCACGCCGTCCGGGATGCGCGCCCACCGGATGGTGACATTTAGCCGACCGGCCAAATTGCCATCCAGCTACACTCGAACGGCTGGACTCCGGCCCATGTTGCATTCCTGTTCTTCAGACGAATTTGGAAATTATCCTTTGTTCTACTCCAGACCATTGGCGTGAAATTCAGGTCAACGGCATCCACGACTCGTGATTGCGTCAACAGAATTGTTCGCGGAGCGGTCGCGTGCGCGCGCTCAAACGGAATCGCGATAGCGCCGTTGTTATTGCTCGAACCCACATAGTGACCGAACTCATAACCCTGTGTCAGTTGGTTCCGCAGACTGTCAAGCATGGCGCCGGTCGCGTAAGGGAGCCACGCGGTGCCGTTGTAGTAGTACGGGCCGTTGTTCGCGGTCGTCGTGTCGGCGGTCACGTAGCCGGTCTGGCCTGTCACGCCGGTTTGCGCCGCCAATGCCTCGAGCGTGGTAGCGATGACGGGTTTCACGCCGGCGGGCGTGTTTCGTGAATCAACCTCGGTCAATGCGGTTTCGATGCCCTCGGCCATGGTCTTGAACTGTGCTGGCGCGCTTGACACGAGGTCGTCGGCCTCGATGTAGGGCAGGCCATAGATCGGTGTGGTTTTCATGGTTCCTCCGTGATGGTGGTTGGTTGCTGGTAGCGGGTGACGAGAGAGAGTTCGGCGAGGGTGAGCGCGCACTGCCGCCATATGGCTGGCCATGCTCCCATGCTCGCCCAGGTGATCGCGGTCTCGGCGGCTACGGGTAGTGGCCAGAGCGTGACCTCGTTGCGGAGCCGGGGCCGGCCGTTCGACCATTGGTAGGTGAGGGTGCCGCCGGTGCTGGCCCATGCGCCGCCGGATGCTGGTTTGGCGTC